CCCACGGCCCGCTCGAGGCAATAAGAATACGTTGCCATATTTACGCCGACAGCTACTAAGGCCGACATCTCGATCTACGGCCAGGAGTCGAACTACACGACCTGGCGCCTCGCCCGGATGAACCTAGCCATCCGCGGCATCGACGGCCAAATCGCGCAGGGGGATACCTTCCACAACGACCGCCACCCCGACCTCAAGGCCGACTTCATCCTCGCCAATCCGCCGTTCAACGTCTCGGACTGGGGCGGCCAGCGCCTCCGCGAAGACAAGCGCTGGCAATATGGCGCGCCGCCAGCGGGCAATGCCAACTTCGCCTGGGTGCAGCATATCGTCTACCACCTCGCGCCCGCTGGCGTGGCCGGCTTCGTGCTCGCGAACGGCTCGATGTCAGCCAACCAGTCCGGCGAGGGCGAGATCCGCAAGACCCTGATCGAAGCCAACCTGGTGGACTGCATGGTTGCGCTGCCGGGACAGCTCTTCTACTCGACCCAGATCCCTGCGTGCCTGTGGTTCCTCGCACGCGACAGAAGGAACGGCAAGTTCCGTGACCGCCGCGGCCACGTGCTGTTCGTCGACGCCCGCAAGCTCGGCCCGCTGGTGGACCGCACCCACCGCGAGCTGACCGACGAGGACCTCGCCCGCATCGCCGGCACCTACCACGCCTGGCGGGGCGAAAAGGACGCGGGCGAGTACGTCGACGTACCCGGCTTCTGCAAGAGCGCGCCGCTAGAGGAGGTGCGCAAGCACGGCCACGTGCTCACGCCAGGCCGCTACGTCGGCGCCGAGGCGCAGGAGGACGACGGGGAACCGTTCGAACAGAAGATGCAGCGCCTCACCGCGACACTGTGCAAACAGCAGGCCGAGGGCGCGAAGCTCGATGCCGCGATCGCCGCCAACCTGAAGGAGCTTGGGTATGGCGTGTGAGTGGCAGAGCGCTCGGTTCGCTGAAGTCTGCGAGCACAGTGCGTTCGGGCCACGTTTCGCAGGAGAGCTATATGCAGCCGACGGGAACGTCGCCACGCTTCGAACGACAGACATCAGCGCGGATGGACGCATTGAGTACGAGACAATGCCGCTCGCTCGTCTCGATCTGAGCAGGCTGCAGCAGCACACTCTTCGGACCAATGACTTGGTCATCACCCGGAGCGGAAGGATCGGCACAGCTGCGCTGTTCAACGGCTTCCGCCTACCCGTATTGCCGGGCGCATTCCTGATTCGCTTTCGGCTCAAGACCGATGTGGCAGAGCCTCTGTACTACCGATACTTCTTCAACTCTTTGGCTGGGCAGGCGCTACTGACGTCCGTTGCAACCGGATCGGTACAGCAGAATCTCAACATCACGTCCGTGCATGGACTCGAGATTCCAGTCCCGCCGCTTGCAGAACAACGCGCCATCGCCCACATCCTCGGCACGCTGGATGACAAGATCGAACTGAACCGGCGGACGAACGAGACGCTAGAGGCGATGGCGTGGGCGCTCTTCAGCTCGTGGTTCGTAGACTTCGACCCCGTCCGTGCCAAGGCCGAAGCCCGCGACTCCGACCTCCCCAAGCCCTTCGCCGACCTCTTCCCCGCCCACCTCGTGGGTTCCGAGCTCGGCGAGATTCCGGAGGGGTGGCAGGTGGGGTGCGTGGACGACGAGTTCGGCTTGACGATGGGACAGTCCCCGCCGGGCGAGACCTACAACGAACTCGGTGAAGGGATCCCCTTCTACCAGGGCCGCGCAGATTTCGGTCCGCGCTTCCCCACACGACGAGTGTACTGCACGGCCCCTACTCGACTGGCGGGAGCTGGCGACACCCTCATCAGCGTTCGAGCACCAGTGGGCGACATCAACATGGCTTCTGAGAGCTGCGCCATTGGGCGCGGTGTCGCCGCGGCTCGTCATCGAAGCGGGAGTCGCTCCTACTCGTATCAATTCATGCTCGGCCTCGAGGAAGTCTTCGCGCGTTTTGAAGCGGAAGGGACGGTCTTCGGATCGATCGGCAAGAAGGACTTCCACGCCATTTCCTGTGTAAAGCCGCCCCGCGCAGTCATTGCCGAGTTCGAGAGGATGCTTTCGCCCCTCGACAACCGCATCGATGTCACCGAATGCGAATCCCGAAGGCTCGCCGCCCTCCGTGACCTACTACTGCCAAAGCTCATCTCGGGTGAACTGCGAGTGAAGGATGCCCAACGCTTCTGCGAGAGGGCCGACGCATGATCAACCGACTGCACCTCCTTCGAAACGTCGGCCAGTTCGAATCCGTCAGCAGTGCGGCGAACATCCCCCTCACGCGGCTCACACTCGTCTATTCGGAGAACGGCAGGGGTAAGACGACAATCGCGGCCGTGCTGCGGTCGCTGGCCACGGGCGATGCCATGCCGATCGCCGAGCGACGGCGTCTTGGTGCTCAGCATCCGCCCCAGGTCATTCTCGACTGTCGCGGCGGCCCGCCACCGGCGATCTTCGAAAACAACGCATGGAACCGCACACTCGCGGACCTCGTCGTGTTCGACGACGTCTTCATCGACCAGAACGTGCACTCCGGTTTGGCCGTTCAGGCGCGCCATCGGCAGAATCTGCATGAACTGATTCTTGGTGCCCAAGCAGTCGCTTTGAGTACGCGCGTCCAGCAGCTGGTTGAAAAGATCGAAGAACACAATCGCGAACTGCGGACCAAGGAGAGCGCGATCCCAGTCGCGGACCGTGGGCCGTTCTCTTTGGATGCCTTCTGTGCATTGCCTGCACGGGCCGACGTTGAGCAGGCAATCGAGGAGGCGGCGCGTGCCCTCGCCGCGGCACGAGATCAAGACGCGATTCGCACGACGCAAAGCTTCGACTTGCTGAATCTGCCCGCTTTCGATCTTGCTGCAACCGGGCAGGTCTTGCGCCAAGACTTGCCGGCAGTGGACGCGGCAACTGTGGCGCGTGTCCAAGAGCATCTGGCTGGCCTGGGGCAGGGCGGCGAGGCATGGGTAGCTGACGGGATACGCCGCATGCCGCAAGAGCAAGGCAGTACCGCCTCAGGCACGTGCCCGTTCTGTGCACAGGATCTTCGACCGTCGCCGATGCTCCAACATTACCGTGCGTACTTCAGCGAGGCGTACGCGTCCTTGAAGCGCGCTGTGGCAGACACCATCAGGGCAGTAGACCAAGGTCACGGCGGCGATGTGCCGGCAGGACTCGAGCGCGCGGTGAGGGTTGCTATTGAACGCCGCCAGTTCTGGTCGCGATTCTGCGAGGTGGCGGAAGTCACGATCGACACGGCCACGATCGTTCAGGATTGGCGAGCGGCGCGGGAGGCGGTTGTTGCGCAGCTCGCTGCAAAGCAGGCCGCTCCGTTGGAGCGGATGGAGGTCTCGGAACAGACCCGGGCGCTTGTCGCGGCCTACGAAGCTCATCGGTCCACGATTGCGACGATCAACCAACGGCTTCACGGCGCCAACCAAGCGATTGGGGTCGCAAGGGAGCGCGCGGCAACGGCCAACTCAACTTTGTTGGCTGATGATCTCGCCAGGCTCAAAGCTACGAAGGCTCGACACGAGCCGGAGACGGCCGCGCGCTGCGACGAGTACCTACAGGAACGAACGGCTAAAGAAGCGACAGAACAACAACGCGAACAAGCGAAAGCCGCGCTGGAGCAGCACCGGGCACAGGTATTCCCTGGATACGAGACGGCCATCAATCTCTACCTCGCCCGCTTCAACGCGGGCTTCCGTCTCGACAGCGTGACTTATGCCAACACGCGGGGCGGACCGACCTGCACGTACAACGTGCTTATCAACAGCACCCCTGTGCCGGTCGGCGGTGCGGAGCCCGCACCCGGCGCGCCGTCCTTCCGAAACACCCTCAGCGCGGGTGATCGTAACACCTTGGCGCTGGCCTTCTTCTTCGCGTCGCTTGACCAAGACACGCACCTCACTAACAGGGTCGTCGTCATCGACGACCCGATTTCGAGCCTGGACGAGCATCGGGCTCTGACAACGGTGCAGGAGATTCGACGCCTTGCCGAGCGAACTGCCCAAGTGATCGTGCTCTCCCACAACAAGCCGTTCCTGTGCCGGCTCTGGGAGGGAGCCGACTCGGCCGGTCGATCCGCTCTTGAGGTGGTCCGTGACGGCACAGGGTCCACTCTGCGCGCGTGGGACGTCGCTGAAGACTCGGTTACGGAGCATGATCGCCGTCATGCCAAACTGCGCGGCTTTCTCGATACCGGAGCAGGAGACTTGCGAGAGGTCGCTCGCTCGATCCGTCCGCACCTTGAGGCGTTTCTTCGCGTGGCATGTCCAGAGCACTTCGAGCCTGGGACCATGCTCGGACCGTTCATCAACGTCTGTGAGCAACGGGCTGGGACAGCGCAGGAGATATTGGACGCCGCTTCCATCCAGGAGCTTCGAGACCTAAACGAGTACGCAAGGGCGTATCACCACGAGGGCTGGGAGACCGAGCCGATCAACGATGGTGCGCTCCGCGGCTTTGTGGACAGAGCGCTGAGGTTTGCCCGGCCATGAGCGTATGAGCCAATCCTTCACCGAATCCGTCGTCGAACAAGCCGCGCTGGCGTGGCTCGAAAGTGTCGGTTGGCAGGTCAGGAACGGCGCCGAGATCGCTCCCGGCGCGCCCGCCGCCGAGCGTGACGACTACGGGCAGGTCGTCCTAACGCAGCGGCTACGGGATGCGCTCGCGCGGCTCAACCCGGCGCTGCCCGCCGAGGCCCTGAAGGACGCGTTCCGCAAGCTGACGCGGCCCGAGGGCGCGGACCTCATCCTGCGCAACCGCGCGGTGCACCGGTTGCTAGTGGATGGCGTGACGGTCGAGTACCGCGACGCCCAGGGCAGCATCCGCGGCGCGCAGGCGCGCGTCATCGACTTCGAGGACCCTGCGGGCAACGACTGCCTGGCGGTGAATCAGTTCAGCGTCGTGGAGAACAAGCACTCGCGGCGGCCGGATATGGTGCTGTGCGTGAACGGCCTGCCGCTGGCGGTGGTGGAACTCAAGAACGCGGCTGACGAGGGCGCCACGATGTGGAGCGCCTTCCAACAGATCCAGACCTACAAGGCGGAGGTGCCGTCCTTGTTCGCACCGAACGCGCTGCTCGCTGTCTCGGACGGGGTGGAGGCGCGCGTGGGCACGCTCAGCGCCGGGCGCGAGTGGTTCAAGCCCTGGCGGACCATCGCGGGCGAGACGTTGGCGGACACGCATCTGCCGGAGCTCCAGGTGGTGACCGAGGGGTTGTGCGCGCCGCGGCGCTTCCTCGACCTGCTCCGCGATTTCATCGTGTTCGAGGACGACGGCGGCCGCATCACCAAGAAGATGGCCGGCTACCACCAGTTCCACGCGGTGCAGGTGGCCGTGGGCGAGACGCTGCGCGCCGCGGAGCTCCACCGCGCCGCTGACAGAGTGGCCGAGGACAAGGGCCGCTATGAGGCGGGTCGGAGGCCGGGAGGCAAGCCCGGTGACCGGCGCGTGGGTGTTGTCTGGCACACGCAGGGCTCGGGCAAGAGCCTCACCATGGCGTTCTACGCCGGCCGCATCATCCGCGAACCGGCGATGCAGAACCCGACCCTCGTCGTGCTCACCGACCGCAATGACCTCGACGACCAGCTCTTCGGCACTTTCTCGCGCTGCCAGGACCTGCTGCGCCAGCCGCCGGTGCAAGCGGAGAATCGCGCGCACCTGCGCGACCTGCTCAGCGTGGCCGCGGGCGGAGTGGTGTTCACTACCATCCACAAGTTCTTCCCTGAGGAGAAGGGCGACCGGCACCCGACGCTCTCCGAGCGCCGCAACATTGTGGTCATCGCGGACGAGGCGCACCGCAGCCAGTACGACTTCATCGACGGCTACGCGCGCCACATGCGCGATGCGTTGCCTCAGGCCTCGTTTATCGGCTTCACCGGCACGCCGATCGAGCTGCGGGACGCCAACACTCGCGCGGTCTTCGGCGACTACATCAGTGTCTACGACATCCAGCGCGCCGTGCAGGACCACGCGACGGTGCCGATCTACTACGAGAGCCGGTTGGCGAAGCTGGCGCTCGACGAAGCCGAGCGGCCGAAGATCGACCCCGAGTTCGAGGAGGCGACCGAAGGCGAGGAGGTCGAGCGCAAGGAGAAGCTCAAGACCAAGTGGGCACAGCTCGAGGCCGTGGTCGGCGCTGAGAAGCGCCTGGGACTGGTCGCGCGGGACATCGTCGAACACTTCGAGAAGCGGCTCGAGGCGATGGACGGCAAGGCGATGATCGTCTGCATGAGCCGACGCATCTGCGTGGAGCTCTACCGCGAGATCGTGAAGCTGCGGCCCGCTTGGGACGGCGCCGAGGACGAGCGCGGCGCGATCAAGGTGGTGATGACCGGCTCGGCATCCGACCCGGCCGATTGGCAGTCGCACATTCGGAATAAGCCTCGGCGGGAGGCGCTAGCCAATCGCTTCCGCGATCCGAAGGATTCGTTCAGGCTCGTCCTCGTGCGCGACATGTGGCTCACGGGCTTCGATGCGCCGAGCCTGCACACGATGTACGTCGACAAGCCGATGCGCGGGCACGGGCTCATGCAGGCGATCGCGCGGGTCAATCGGGTGTTCAAGGACAAGCCCGGCGGGCTGGTCGTGGACTACCTGGGTCTCGCCCAGGAGCTGAAGCAGGCGCTGGCCATGTACACGGAGAGCGGCGGCACCGGGCGGACGGCACTGGATCAGGACGAGGCGGTCGCCGTGATGCTAGAGAAGTACGAGGTGTGCACCAGTCTCTTCCACGGCTTCGAGTGGTCGAAGTGGACGACCGGCACGCCGCAAGAGCGGCTCGGCCTGCTCCCGGCCGCCCAGGAACACATCCTCAAGCAAGAGAGCGGCAAGGACCGGTGCATGCGGGCGGTGAGTGAGCTCTCGCAGGCCTTCGCGCTGGCGGTGCCGCACGCGGAGGCGCTGCGCATCCGCGACGATGTGGCGTTCTTCCAGGCCGTGCAGGCGGTGCTCGCCAAGCGCGCGCCCGGCGACGCCCGACCCGAGGAGGACATCGAGCACGCGGTCCGGCAGATCATTTCGCGGGCGGTGGCCCCCGAGGGCGTGATCGACATCTTCGCGGCGGCAGGCTTGGCGAAGCCCGACATCTCGATCCTCTCGGAGGAGTTCCTGGCCGAGGTGCGCGGGATGCCCCAACGCAACCTCGCGGTGGAGCTGCTGCAGAAGCTGCTCAGGGGCGAGCTGGCCACGCGCCGACGCAAGAACGTGGTCCAGGCGCGTTCGTTCGCCGGGATGCTCGAGCAGACGATCCGCCGCTACCAGAACCGGGCCGTCGAAGCGGCGCAGGTGATCGAGGAGCTGATCGCGCTCGCGAAGGAGATGCGCGAGGCGAGCGCCCGGGGCGAGTCGCTCCGGCTCTCGGAGGACGAGCTGGCTTTCTACGACGCGCTGGAGACGAACGACAGCGCCGTGAAGGTTCTCGGCGATGACACCCTGCGGACTATCGCGCAGGAGCTGGTCAAGACCGTTCGCGCCAACGTCACGATCGACTGGACGCTGCGCGAGAACGTGCGGGCTCAGCTGCGCGTGCTTGTGAAGCGGATTCTACGGCGGTACGGCTATCCGCCCGACAAACAGGAGAAGGCGACGGAGACTGTGCTCGAGCAGGCCGCTCTACTCTCCGCGGAATGGGCGGCCGCGTGAGCGTGCTGGCCAACAAGGCGTTGCACCCGCGGCGATCTCGTCTGCGCCGGCGGCTGAGCGCGATCGTTAGCCGGATCTAAGCGATATGGCTGGTCGAACCAACAAATACGGGCTCACCGACTACATTCCGGCCGATATTCGAAGGGTCGTTCGTCGTGCCTGTGGTTTTGGCTGTGTTATCTGTGGTCTGGCGATCGCCCAGTACGAGCACTTCGATCCTCCATTTGAGGAGGCAAGAGAGCATCGCGCTGATGGCATCGCGTTTCTGTGCGGTGCATGTCACGACAAGAAGACCAGAGGGATCTGGTCGCCCAGCAAGATTGCGGCTGCTCGAGTCAACCCAACCACGTTTGCGAAGGGAGGCGCCAAGGACGCCTTCGATCTTACAGCCCCCTTCACGCTCTGGATTGGCGACTCCCGGTTCGAGAACGTTGCCACTGTCGTCAAGACAAGAGAGGGCGACCGGTGGCTTTCAGTAGCGTCATCCGAAGTCGATGGGGGGCCTGTCCAAATATCAGCGGAGTTCTTCGACGCTCAAGGAGCCTCTTCGCTGATAATCCACGACAATGAGTGGATGCCGGTTTCGTCGCAATGGGATACAGAAGTGAGAGGCAGGACGATTACCGTGAGACATGCGGCAAGCGAGATCGTTCTGGAACTGTCTGCTGCTCCGCCCAGCGCCTTGCTGCTTTCGCGTCTACGAATGAGAAGAGGCGACTTGGCGATCGACGTCACGCCACCGGGCACGGTGACGCTCCGGAGAGCTGGCGGCGAGACGGTTCTCAGAGGATGCTCTTTTGAGCATTCCGACACGGCGTTCTTGCTCTGATGGTTAGCGGATGCCGATCTATCAATACACCTGCGGACGATGCGGACTGAAGGTTGACATCATCAGGCGACTGGCCGAGAGAGACCTCAAGTCCGAATGCGCCTGTGGAGGCGTGTGCCTTCGAGACTTGTTTCCTGGAGGACACGTCGCCAGCCTGGTTGGACAGAGCGCTTCGAACGTCAATGAGCTGCGGAGCGGGCCAACAGGCGTGACCATCGAAGGTCCGGGAGGGATCACCATGGTGGATTGTGGCTTCTCTGGCCTGGAACGTGGCATCGTTGCTGGCCCAGACGTCGCTCTTTCATTGACGAGAACGAAGTTCCAGAACGTCAAGGTCCCGATTGAGCGCAAGCGGAGGTGAGCCGCGACGATGAGCACATCGGGAACCGGCTAACCATCGAATGGAGCCGACGCGCCCATCGTCTCGTGTGATCATCGCGATCCGGCGCGCGGCTCATTCGTCACGTTAGGTTGCACCACCGGGCTGGGTCTCCCCCCCGCCGCTCGTTGTCGCCGTCTCTTGAATGTGGCCTCGTCAGGCGTCCTGCAAGATCTTGAGCCAGCCGAACGCACGTGTCGTCGTTACGACGGCGTCGCTGGGTTCCCGCCATTGAGGTAGCTGGCGAGCCGTTCGCCGGCGGTGAGCAGTTCCCGCTCGTTCACGATGTTGTAGCGATCGAACACCGCTCGGGTCTTGTGACCAGTCAGGAGCATGGCGACTCGCTCAGGCACACCGGCCCGAACCAGGTTCCGGGCTGCGGTGCGACGGCAATCATGCAGGATGCGATGAGGCACATCGGCCCGCCGGCAGGCGTCGCGCAGCGCATAGCGCCAGGCACGAACGGTGACCCCGTCACGGCGAAACACGCGGGGATCACCGTCATGTCGTTGGTGCGCGCGCCGCTTCAGCACCGCCTTCAGTGGTGGCGAAATCGGAAGCACCCGCCCAGTCTTCGTCTTCGACCGATCCGGGGCAAGACGAATCACGCCACCGCCGAGATCGACCTCGCCCCAGGTAAGGTACAGGATTTCGTTTCGGCGCCAGCCCGAGTAGTACGCGAAGTCCAGCACGTCCTGATAGGCCGGCGGCAACTCGGCGCGGACCTTCAGGTACTCAGCGTGTTCGAAGAAGCCCTGGCGCGGCGGGTTCTCGACCAGGCGGTTGGGAAAGACGGGCATCCGATCAAGGAGCCCGCGCCGAATCGCCAGGTGAAACATGCGGCTGAGTGCAGACGTTTCGCGGTTGATGGTTGCCGCCTCACCACGCTGCTCCCGGCGATAGAGCTGATACTGCCGCACGGCGTCGCCCGTGATGTGCTCCACGCTCCAGCCGTCAAAGAAGCTGCGCAAATGCCCGACGCGTGGCTTCGCCGTACTGAGTGATCGATACCGCTGCAATTCGTAGTCTTCCAAGTACGCGTGAGCCAGATCGTCAAATGTCAGGTTCGATTCCGGCGTTGCCGCGAACCCCGGCGATGATGTCCGGTGATCACGCTGCGGGAACGTCGCGATCATCTTTCCCTCCAATGGCACCGGTACGTGGCGTCATCGGACATTCGCTCTGGTGCTGGCACAAGTGAAGTGGATTCTGGCTAGGGCGAATGGACGGCGACAGCCTACATGACGAGGCATTCACGTCCACCGGCCTGCGCAACCGGTGATCAGAGATTGGCTCTGCTCCGGCATCAAGTGAAGTCCCGTGTCGGGCGGGCGAATTGACGGCGAAGCTCGGGCCGTGGGGCGGCAGGCGAGGCCTCTCGGGGCGGTGAACTAGAGGGGCCCACGGGCCCGTACACTGGCCCGCCCGGCGCCCCTGTGCCCAACGTGAGCCGCACCGTCACCAGACAATGGAGGAAGGGCAGCTCCGGAACCAGACAGCCCGCCACCGCCCCCCGGCGTAGAAAGCCGGAAGTCATGCATTCCCTCGGCGCGCGCCGTACAACTGCGCTCCATGAATAGTCGTCGCTAGGGGGCTTCATCGCTCCCGCAGGAATGCGTACAACGAAAGCTCCGAGCCCAGCCGGCTACGATCGCAGACGGACCGGCGCCGGCTTCTCGGAGCCTTCCCCAGTTGGCTGCTTTCCGCCCGTCACCGGTCTGGCCGGCTTATTCGGCCGGCCTGAGTTGCCCGCCCAGTTGCCGCACCTCTCGTGCAAACCAAGGTCGCAAAGATCGCAAAGTACTTGCTCACACCCCACCAGGGCGTGACAATGCCGGCGTGCAGGCGGGCGCGAACGCCGGAAGGGAGCGGCCTGGCCGCTCTTGGCCGTGAAACCCGGCGTGCCACCTACACGATGTCAGGCAGCAGACCTATTCCCGTGAGCACAGAATGCCAACTCAATTGACGCCGTCCGTCGCCTCGGATCCTCACGTCTTCCTGATCGGCCGGCCGCCGATCGGCGAACTCCTTGGCTTCATTCGCACGATGAGTGTGGACGGCCAGACAGCCGATCTCGGAAAGCTCACGGCCAATTGGCGCACTGCGAACGACCACGTTCTTGCGTTGGAGAAGAGTGAGGCGGGCGCCGCAGACAATCCCCCGATTATGCCTGTGCCTGCAGACATTGAGCACTTGGCTGGCGGAGTTCTGAATGATCCTGTGTTCCAAATGGCCTACCGTTTCGTCCCCACGGAAATCGCGATGGTCGAGCTGGACCGGCTCGTCGTCTTTCAGAAATTCATCAACCTCGCCTTCGTTGAACAACTTAAGGCGCGCCTCGGGTCGAACCCAACGCGAGAGGCCGTTTTCCGTTTTGCGCTACTCGATCCTCAGCCACCGCAGTTCACGGCGATGCAGAATACGCAGAACATGTACACGTTCACGTCCGAGTCGACTGATTTCCGTTTCCTCGAAGCGCAATTCCTGCAGCCCGCCCAAGTTCCAACTTTCCAGTCAACGGGCCGACCTGGCGCGATCCTCGCATTGTCCGTTGGGTATGGGTCGAACTTCCTCAATGTGCTTAGCGTCGAGAACCGCCTCGTTCTCGGCAATGGTAGTCATAGGGCGTACGCGCTCCGAGACGTCGGCGTCACCCACATCCCGGCACTCGTCCAGCGCATTACGCGCCGGGACGAGCTTGAACTCGTTGCGTCGGGCGACGTCGCAGGAAATCCAGACCGCTACCTGAAGACCCCGCGCCCACCGATGCTGCGAGACTATTTCGATGCGCGACTGAGAATGACGGTGTCCGTCTATCGAAAACGCCGGACAGTGCGCCTGCAATTCGGCGTCGAACAGACGGACATACCGGCGCAGTGACACTGCTGCCTAACACGGCATGCAGCCGACAGCGCGCTTGATACCTTGGCGCTGCGGCTGATGCCTGACGGTAGGCGCATGCTGAGCAACATGGATGACTGACACCGAGCGGCGTCAACGTCTCGAAACGTGGCTCAACGTCATCAAGACGGACGTTCAGGATCTGCTCCTCGATGACTACATCTTCTGGGAGGTTCAGACGTTCATTGCCGGCAACCCGAGATTCGCCAGTTCGTCGGGCCTGGTCACCCAGTGGATGGCGTCGTCGTTTGTCCAGGCCATAGCGGTTGGTGTGCGCCGGCAATCGAAAGCCGGTGCCGATGACGTTTCGTTGAAGCGGTTCTTGCAAGAGGTTAGAGACTTTCCAACGCTCGTCTCGCGCGACCGATACATGAGGCTGTTTGAGGGAAGTCAGGACTGGTTGCGAGAAACTGGCGAGCGGCATTTTGATCGACTGGCTGGCGCCGGCAATTCGCATCTTCCGACGCCACTCATCAGTCAACAACTCGCGGCCTTAGAAAGCGCAGTTCGCGGCATCGAGCATTACGTCGATCGACGAGTCGCCCACTACGACCAGCGCGGGCTCGCGCGGCCGACGCCGACATTTGCCGACTTGAAAGCCGCGTTACGGGCACTCGAACAGCTCGTCATCTTCTATTGGGTACTCATCACTGGCGGATCCATGACGACCTTGTTGCCGACGATTCAATACGATTGGACCGATGTTCTTGCATTTCCCTGGGTACCGCGGGAGGGCGATGAATGACAACCGTCGATCGGCAGCGCCTGACAAGCGCTCGCAGCCGACGCCGGCTGGCCACCTGTCGCGGCGCGGCTGCAACTCGTACCGGCGCGCGGCGTCCGCCGTGATGGCGTCGGTAGGCCTGCCGCCAAGGAACTCGCGTAAGTGCCCGACCCTCGGCTTCGCCGTGCTCATCGACCGGTAGTGCTGGATCTCGTAGTCCTCGAGATAGGCCTGGGCCAGATCACCGAACGTGAGGTGTGACCGGCCGACCACTCCAGGCGAAGCGGGGCGAGGGCCGCCTTTCCCGCCGCTGTCGAACATCGCATCCTCCGCCGCCGAATCCCTCGGCGACAGGACGACATTCGCTCTGTGTGCCGCGGAAGTGAAGCAGATTCGGACGGGGGCGGGAGGGCTGAAATGACTTCACTTCCTACCCGATTCGAGGTCCACATCGTGCCAGTCCACGAGGCCCCGGCGGGCGTGGAGGCCCCCGGCTACGCTCCTCTACCCGGTCCGGACGACCCATGGTGTTTCGCACGTGACCCCCGGCCTCCCAGGTCGGTGATCACGACGACCGGCATCCCAGGTCGGTGATCAGGACGACCGGCATCCCAGGTCGGTGATCACGACGACCGGCCTCCCAGGTCGGTGATCACGACGACCAGCCTCCCAGGTCGGTGATCAGGACAACCGGCATCCCAGGTCGGTGATCACGCATCGGGTCTGGTGCGGGCCCAAAGGAAGCCCGGCCTGTGCAAGGCAAACAGACGGCCGTTGACGTATTCAGCCAACGGGCCGAGGGGTCGGGCTGGGCCCGCGGGCAGCGCTAACGTCCCCACGTGGCCTCTGTACAGCGAGGCCGTTGGAATCGAACCAGGAGCTGCGTAAACGCGTCGACATCGTCGTCATGCGCGCCGTTGGGAAACACGGTGAGCTGATACACGAAGTCCTCCACCCAGGCCCGTTCGGGGATGAGCCGGCCGTACGGCCGGGGATTTGGCAGGTACACGTTCCCAGCTTCGACCCACGGTTGCGCCGCCTGCGCGCGGGCGAGCTTGCCGCCCTCGGGTTGGACGGCGATGATGCCCGACACGCGGTGACGAAGCACGTCGATGATCGCGGGACCGTTGGCCGCGTCTTCGATCAGAATCGTCCGGGATTCCGGGTATTTCCGCCTCAGCGCTTCCACCTGCCGGCAGCTCTCGCTGAACGCCCACTGGCCCTTCACACGATCGATAAGATACACGTCCGAGCCACGCCGACCGGCGACCAGCCCGACCACGTAGTCGTTGTCCTGCTTGTCTTTGAATGACATATCCCAAGACTGTGTGCGCTCCTCCAGCCCCGACGGGAGTTCGTCGAAGTACCGAAACCACTCGCCGCGAAAGATCGCGCCACCCGCCGGGGTGGGTCGCTGTTGATACTGCCCCGCGTACGCGACAGAACCGAGCATCCGTTTCTGGGTGTCGAGTTCGTCGCGGGCTTCGCGTGCCGGCCACAGGAGGTCACCGGGTTCGCGCACGTAGATCCGACCGGAGGGGAACCGGATCTCGGTCCGCGTCTCGGCCTCGGCCGGGAGGCACACGTGCAGGAATCCGAGGTCCTGGCACAGGGCGGACAGGTCGCGCTCATGCAGCCGCTGCATGACGACTACGATCGCCCCGGTCTTCTTGTTGTCGAGCCGCGTGGAGAGGGTCTGGCGGAAGTAGCTGAGCGCGGTTTCGCGTTGGGCATCGCTCTCGGCCTGGAGCGGGTTGTGCAGGTCATCGACGATGATCCGATCCCCACCTCTGCCAGTCACAGAGCCGCCGGTGGACGTGGCGAACATCACCCCGCGCTTCGTGTTCTGGAACTCGCCCTTGACGTTCTGATCCGACGCGAACTGGACGCGATCGCCCCAGCGCTGCTGGTACCACGTCGACTGCAGTACCGTTCGACGGTCGACCGAGTGCTTCGTCGCGAGCGCGTCGGCGTAGCTGGCGAAGATCCACCGACTGCCCGGTCGCTGGATCCACTCCCAGGTCGGCCACAGGACCGACACGAGCAGGGACTTCATTGACCGTGGGGGAATATTGATCAGCAATCGCCGGATCTGACCGGCTGTGACGGCTTCGAGGTGCTCCACCAGGAGGTCGATGTGCCAGTTGGGGAGGAACGCGACGTCCGGCTCGAGAATGGGCCACGCCTGCTCCACGTAGGCACGGAGCGATCCCTCCGCACGCCGTGTCAACAGGGCGTCTTGAATTGTGGCTTGTGCGATAAGTAGTTCAATAGCGGTCGGCATCATTGACCTCCTGCGTTGTCGGTGAGGACTCAAGCGGTGCTGGGTCCGCGATAGGTGTCGCGCTCGTGTCAGCCGTGGCGAGAAGGCCCGCCTGCCGCGCCAGTTCAGCTCGGAGGGCCTCTTCCGTCATGTCGCCGTACGGGTTCCGCGACGCGCGGACGTCGACCTTCTGGGGGGCATCGAGACCCCAGATCTTGCGATGGTCGGCCAGTGCCTTGCGGGCTTCGTCCAGATAGCGCGGATCGCCGTGCTGGTTCTCAGTGACGATCTCGGCGACGGTTGCGCCTGCGCCGCCGGTGCCGGCCTGAGTCTTGCGCTGACGCCGCCGCGTACTGTCCGTCTTGCTTTGCGCCCAGGCACCCATGGCTTCGGCAAACAGGTGCTCGAGCCGGACCGTCTGCCGAGCCTTCTGCCGCTCGACGGTTTCGGTCATGTCTTGCAGCAGGCGGAGTTCGATCCGTTTGAGGATCTTCGACACCGCGGCCTGGCTGATCCCCAAGTCCGCGGCGATCTGATGTTGCGACCAGCCGAGCGTGGCCAATTCCAGGGTCCGCAACTCGCGCGTCCGAATCCGGGCGCGCGGCTCGTGCCCCCCTTGCCCGCCCCTCCCGCGCCGACGACTTTTCGCGTTCATCGCGGCCCCCTTCTCGACGAACGCCCGACACGGTGGCGGGCGGCCTTCTGACCGGAAAAAGCCTCCCACCGGGTCACGGCAACCTGGACATACTGCGGATCGATGTCCATCGCGTAGCACGCCCGCCCGTGCTTCTCGGCGGCAATGATCGCCGTGCCGCTACCGCAGAACGGGTCGTACACCCCTTCCCCGGCGACGGTGTGGTTCAGCAGCGGGATCTCGAACAACCGAACCGGCTTCTGGGTGCTGTGCCCGGTGACCGCGTTCTCCGCAGACCTCGCCCCGCCGAAGGGGTTCAGATGGGCGACCTCCCACACCGTGGTCTGGCGGCGATCACCGCGCCACTGCCCTTTGCCGCGGACCGCGTACCAGCAGGGTTCGTGGCTCCAGTGGTAATCGCCGCGGCTCAGGGCGAAATGCGACTTCACCCAAATAATCTGGCTACGGATAGTGAAGCCGGCAGCTTCAAGATCCGCCGCGACTTCCGGCGCCTTGAGGCCGGCGTGCCACACGTAGGCGATCGAACCGGAAAACAGCTGCCACGCCGCCGTCCACTCGGCCCGATCGTCGTTCGCGACGCGGCCAACGGTCGTGCGCTGCTTCGGATTGACGCGATGTCGCCACGCTGGGTCGTATCTGACTCCGTACGGTGGATCTGAGGTCATGAGGATGGGCTTCGTTCCGTCGAGCAGGTGTGTGACGTCCCCGGCAGAGGTCGCGTCCCCGCACAACAGTCGGTGGCGCCCGAGCACGACTAGATCGCCGCGGACGATGTCGGTCGGGCCCGGCTCGACGACCGCGTTCTCGTCGGTCAGGCCTGTCTTAGGTTCCGCGAACAGCGCCGCGAACTCTGCGTCGCTCCAGAAGGCCGACAAGTCGAGCCCAGCGTCATGGAGTTGTCGTAACACCTCCACGTCCCATTCCAGATCCAGCTCGCCGACGCGGTTGTCGGCGATCGCTAAGGCCCGCGCGCGGGGGTCCGTGGCAAGATCCAGGTCGTCGCGCTGGACCGCGACCAAGTGCTGGCCGTCGGTCTTGACGACCCGGAGGCGAATGCCCAGACGCTTGGCTTGCTCGACGGTTTTGTGGCCGGCGATGATCCGGCCGTGCCGGTCGATCAGCACTGCTCGACCGGCGCCGTACTCACGGAGCGAGCGCTCGAGCGCCGCGCGACCGCGATCGGTTCCGCGGTTGGTGTTCTGAGGATCCGGTATGAGATCCGTGAGACGACGAATGTCTGGTGACTTCGACCGAACAGCTGCACTCTGCATGGCTCACCTCCCAGGAAGCGGTTGCTCCGATAGCCACCTGTCTTCGCACAGTTCAGCAGAGGCCGTGGCCGAGCAGCCGGGGACGTCAGCCAGATTTTCTTGGGTGGCCTTCAGAAGACTGTGGGTCTTCCTGGGGACGATGGTCGACCGTTACGAGGCGCCTTAGCTCTTGATTGGTCGGACGTACAGGCGGTAAGGACAGACTAGCGGACACCACGCTTACGCAATCTGTCGCGCACGGTTCCGAACTTCATGTCCAGTGGTCCTGCAATGGACCTGGCCATGGCACGTGTCGAATCCATCCGGTACTTTTTACGATATGTCCGAGCCGCCGCGATGATCGCGTGGTCGCGGTCTTCGACCGTCGCCCGTCGTGCCGTCGTGCTGCGCTGACTAAACTCGCGGTTCTGTTTCACTCGCGCGTCGCGCAGCAGCACATCTCCCCAGCGAAACTTTGCCTCGGCCTCGGCCGCCAAAGCACCGACGACCACCGCCTCCGACGTTGCCAACTGGGGGTCGTCTCGCTTGAGTGCGTCGCGAACGTCCTCCACAGCCGACAGAATCTCCTCGGCGTACCACGCGCGCGAACCGAACACGGTTGAGGGCGGGCGATGGTCTGTTCGGACGCCGGGTGTTCGTCTACAGAGGCGTTCCAGGTCCGCCACGCGGCCGTCGAACGTGCGACGTCGGATGTCCTCCTCCACGATCACGCGAAGGGCCTTCTTGTCCGCGCGCAACTCTGACCGCGAACGCGGCGGGTTGATGACGATCTGCCTCGCTGACGTGATCCCGTCCGTGACCATCTGCTTGCGGACCGGCATGGCGTTACGCTCCCTTCGCGCGAACGGCAGCAACGTGGCGCGTCCGAGTCCGGCTTCGTCGGTTATCGGCCACCGCCAGAATCACGTTAAGAAGGCGCGGGAGCTCGCCCAATCCGGCGACTCAGTCCTGGACTGAGCTCCCAACAGATAGACACTATACCTAACCGTTTGGGCCGCACGATCCGCTTGTATCTGGCCTATTTTCGCGGGCACAAATGGCGCGCCTCAGTGACTTGTATCCGCGATCACCGGCCCTATTGACCGGTGACCAAGCCGGCGGCGAAACCGGAAAGCCTACATCTGATCAGACAGGCGATCTCTGGCTACCAGCGCGCAGGACCAACGCCGTTCGGAAGTCCTGGCTGAAGCCAGGTTGGGACCTTCTGCGCCGCTCTTCTCTGGCCCTAGGCATCCCGTCCATCTCTTGCGAGGCGTCCACGCGAACGGATCAAGCCCAACGCCGAGCCGCAGGATGACCGCCGACTCGAAGACAGCCTCCTCGGGCCGACGCGGTGTCGAACTCTCCATCGACGCACCTCTCAGGGCGGAGTGCTCCTCTGATCCTAGGTCCGTGAAAAGCCCCGCGACAGTGTCACATTGCAGAATGTCTGTGACAGGTCCAGAAGCGAGGCCGGCCCGCTGCCTTTGCTATACTCCGGTTCAGGGTCGAGAGACCATCCCGCCACTCGCCGGTCGATGGCGGTAACGCTGGAGGAGACCCATGCCACGTTTGCGCACGCTCGTTGCCACGCTCGCGGTGATCAGTTCAGCGGTCGTCATCTGGACGGC